AAGTTATTCCTTGTTACTATAAAAAAGACTATCCAGAGTGGTCTGAAAGAGGAGAAGGATCTGCAGCTCCGGTTGCATTACATGCTCCTAACAGTCCAGTGATAGCTACAGGTAAGAGAGAAGGATCTAAAATTAGATTACCTAATGGTAACTATTTAGAAGAGACTGCTTCTTACTATGTAATGGTAGAAACTAAAGCAGGTGGTTATACTCCAGCTTTAATTACCATGAAATCAACGCAACTAAATGTAAGTAAAAAGTGGAACGCGATGATGAAGACTACTCAAATACCAGATGGTAAGGGTGGCTTCGCAATTGCTCCAATGCATGGTGTTGTATACAATCTATCATCTAATCTACAGAAGAATGATAAAGGTAGTTGGTATGGTTGGGTTGTTACACAAGATCGAATTTTAGAAACCAAAGATAAATCTTTGTACTTGAGTGCAAAAGGTTTTTCTGGTGACGTAAAAAAAGGATCGGTGCAAACAAGAGCTGATGTAGAGGAGAAAACAACGGAAAACGTTCCGTTTTAAGTAAACTAGACCCCTCGCAAGAGGGGTCAACTAAAGTACATGTATGAAAGAAAAATTTAAAGAAATTTTTACTGGTTTTCAAACAGCATATGGACAGTATCAAAAAGGAGAACGCAGTGAAAATGGAAAACAAAAAGGAAAAGCATTTATTGTTAGAAAACAAGTTACTGACAATCTTTGGGAAGATCATCTTAATGGTATTGATCCTGCTCTTGGTATTATACCTATCAATGAAGATAATAATTGTAAGTGGGGTTGCATTGATATTGATCAATATAATCTCAATCATAAAGAATTAATAAATAAGATAAGAAGTTTAAAACTTCCATTAATAGTATTTAGATCTAAATCTGGTGGAGCTCATGTATTTTTATTTACAAAAGAATTTATTTCTGCATCTTTAATGCAGGCAACATTAAAAAAAATATCAGATGCACTTGGTTTTCAAGGAGTAGAAATATTTCCTAAACAAACGGAAATACTTGTAGAACGTGGGGATACAGGTAACTTTTTAAACTTACCCTACCATAACCAAACAAAAGGACTACGATATGCGTTTGACGATAATGGCGCCGCTTTGTCACTTGAGGAATTTTATAAGCTCTATGATATTTACGCGCAAAGCAAAGAAGAAGTTGAGAAAATCGAAATCAAAGAAACGAAGATAGAAGAAGCATTTAAAGATGGACCACCATGTTTAAATAGATTAGCTCGTGACGGCTTTGGCGAAGGATCTAGGAACAACGCCTTATTTAATATTGCCATATTTTTTAAGCAATCTGATCCAGATATTTGGCAAGATAAAGTCGTTGCAGCTAATTTAAAATATATGAATCCTCCTTTACCAAATGGGGAAGTACAACAATTATTAAAATCAATTGGTAAAAAAGGTTATGATAAATATAGATGTAAACTTCCACCAATAGTAGATGTTTGTAATTCTAAATTATGTAGAACAAAAAAATTTGGTGTTGGATCAGAAGAAGAGTCAATGCCACCTTTAGGTAATTTAACAAAATATGATTCAAATCCTCCACAATATTTTTTAGATGTAGGAGAAGGAGAGGAACAAAAAAGAATTGAATTAAAAGCAGAACATTTAGCAAGCCCTGTTTTATTTTCATTAGCTGCGTTAGAAAAAGCTGATTTAGTTATACCAAGATTGAAAGATAAAGATTGGAGAGATCATTATTTAAAACCTTTAATGGATAATTTACAAACAATAGGAGCATTAGAATCTTTAGATCCTAAAAATCAATTAACTTCTTTATTACAAGATTGGACAACCAATAGACAGAACGCAAGAACAATGGATGATATATTTAATAAACTTCCATATACAGACGATAAAAGAGAATTTACTTATTTTAGAATGGAAGACTTTTATAATTTTTGTAAAAAGAATCATTGGGAAATAGATAAAGCAAAAACAGGTAATTTAATAAAACAATTAAAAGATATATTTGTTTCTGAAGTTAGAATGAAAGTTAAAGGTCAAGAACCAAGATTAATTAAAATTAATACTATGAAAAAACTAGATTCTTCTGTTTCACAAGTTAAATATCAAGATCAACATTTTTAATTATATGAAAACTATAATATTAGGTCCACCCGGAACTGGAAAAACTACAACACTATTAAATTTAGTGGATGAATTCATAAAAAAGGGTGTAAGGCCTAAAGAGATAGGTTATTTTTCTTTCACAAAGAAAGCTGCAATAGAAGCAGCAACTAGGGCTGCAGAAAAATTTGGATTAAGCCCAGAACATGATTTAACTTATTTTAGAACACTACATTCATTTGCTTTTAAATTATTGGGTATAACTAAAGATAAGATGATGGGCAAAGAAGATTATAGAGAATTTGGATTAAGGTGTAATATTCCTATTAAGACTACATCATATTCAGAAGATGATGGAGTATTTAATTCTGATAACGAATATTTAACAATAATAAATACAGCTAGGGTTAAAAGAATGGATTTATTAGAATGTTATGATTTAAGAAGAAATTTATTAGATATAGAAAGAGATACTTTGTTTTTATTAGATCAAGAATTAAAAAAATATAAAGCAGAAAAAGGATTAAAAGATTTTACTGATTTATTAGAGGAATTTATTGAAAAAGACATATCACCAAAGTTTAAAGTATTGTTTATAGATGAAGCACAAGATTTATCTCATTTACAGTGGGAAATGGTTAGATCTATATGGAAAAAGTCAGAAAAGACGTATATTGCAGGAGATGATGATCAAGCCATTTTTAGATGGGCGGGGGCTGATATAGATCACTTTATAGCACTAAAGAATGAGGTGGACGAGATCCAGACGTTAAAACAATCTTATCGTATTCCAGGAGGTCCTATACATGAATTATCACAAAAAATTATATCTAGAGTTAAGAATAGGTATGAAAAAGACTATAAACCACGTCAAGAGACCGGTTTATTGAAATATTATACAGATGTTACACAAGTAGATATGTCAAAAGGAGAGTGGCTTATATTAGCTTCTGCAAAACATTTTTTAGATGATGTAAAAGAATTGTGTGAATTACAGGGTTGGTATTATCAATATAAAGGAATGAACTCAATATCATTGGAATTATTATTAGCTTTAAATAATTGGGAAGACTTTAGAAATAGTAAAGAATTTAATTATCTACAGATTAAGAATATGTATAGATATTTAGGATCTAATGTAGCACCTGGATATAGAGATGCAAAAACTTTAAAGGCCGAAGAAAAATATACAATAAAAGATTGTATGCAAAATCATGGTTTACTTAATAATAAAGTATGGTATGAATCATTTGAAGGTGTTGATACGATTACAGAGAATTATATTCGTAATATGAGAGCTAATGGTGAGAAGATAAATAAAATTCCACGAATTCTTATGTCTACAATTCACGGCGCTAAAGGTGGCGAGCGTGAAAAAGTTTTAGTTCTATTAGATCTTACAACAGCTGCAATTAAACAAGGAGATGAGGAACCAGATGATTTACATAGATTATTCTACACAGCTTTTACAAGAGCTAAACAAGAATTACATATTGTAGATCCAAGGGACTTTAACAAAGCATATATTATATGACAAATAAAGCGTTCTTTAGACAAGTGGGTGGTAAACATTATAAAACAATGAAGATACAACCATCAATTTTTATTAACGAAAATAATTTACCTTTTGCGGAAGGTAATGCTATTAAATATATCTGTAGACATAGATTAAAGGGTAAAAAAGAAGATATACTAAAAGCAATTCATTATTTAGAAATGATATTAGAAAGAGATTATAAATGACACGTACTTACCAACCCTCGTTTTTTGTTCCACAAACAGAATGGGTAGTACCTGAAGAATTAAAAGATCTTCGCGGTCATAAAGAAATTGCAATTGATTTAGAAACCTGTGATCCAGAATTACTTACGCTAGGATCGGGAAACGTGGTTGGTCGTGGTTATATTGTTGGTATAGCAGTAGCAGTAGAAGGTTGGTCAGGTTATTATCCAATAGCTCATGAAGGTGGCGGTAACATGGATAAGAAATTAGTTTTAAATTGGTTACAAGATTTAGTAAATCAAGATTCTACTTTTATATTTCATAACGCAATGTATGACGTATCTTGGTTAAGATCCGCAGGAATAAATATAAAAGGAAAGATTGTAGACACAATGATTGCAGCATCATTGGTTAATGAAAATAGATTAAGTTATAGATTAGATACTCTTGCAAAAGAATATGTAGGAATGGGTAAAGATGAATCTGTATTACAGGCTGCGGCAAAAGAATATGGATTAGATGCAAAGAAAGATATGTGGAGATTACCATCTATGTTTGTTGGCCAGTATGCAGAGAGAGATGCTGAATCAACTTTAAAACTTTGGAATAGAATGAAAATAGAATTAGGTGATCAAGATTTATGGACTATATTTAATATGGAAACAAAATTATTTCCTTGTTTAATTGAAATGAGATTTAAAGGTGTAAGAGTTGATATTGAAAAAGCTGAAAAAATTAAAAAAAAACTTAAAGAAGAAGAGAATAAAATACTTAATAAAATCAAGGATTTAACTGGTATTTCTGTAGAATTATGGGCAGCATCATCAATTTCAAAAGTATTTGATAAATTAAAATTACCTTACGATAGAACTGAAAAAACCCAAGCACCAAGTTTTACTAAAAATTTTTTAGCAAATCATCCAAACGAATTTGCAAAAGATATTGCCAACGCAAGAGAGATAAATAAAGCACATACTACTTTTATAGATACAATAACTAAACATTCAGTTAAGGGAAGAATACATGCAGATATAAATCAAATTAGATCTGATGATGGTGGAACAGTCACAGGAAGATTTTCAATGTCTAATCCTAATTTACAACAGATACCTGCAAGACATAAAGAATTAGGTCCTATGATTAGATCTATATTTATTCCAGAAGAAAATCACAAGTGGGGAGTATTTGATTATTCACAACAAGAACCAAGAATATTAGTTCATTATGCTAAATTACAAAAATTAGATGGTATAGATGAGATCGCAGATGCATATATAAGTGGAGAAGCAGATTTTCATAGTGCTGTTGCAAAGATGGCCGGTATTGAAAGATCCCAAGCTAAAACAATTAATCTTGGATTAATGTACGGTATGGGTAAAAATAAATTAATGGCTGAATTGGGTTTAATGAAAGAATCAGCAGAAAAATTAATTAATCAATATCATTCTAAAGCTCCATTCATAAAACAATTAATGCAAGCGGTATCAAGAAGAGCTGATGATTCTGGTAGAATTAGAACTATTGGTGGAAGAGTTTGTCATTTTGATCTTTGGGAACCAGTTACGTTTGGAGCTGGAACACCAAAGAAACACGCAGATGCATTAAAGGAATATGGACCTGGAATTAAGAGAGCTTTTACATACAAAGCATTAAATAGATTAATACAGGGATCTGCTGCGGATATGACTAAAATGTCTTTAATATCTTTATATGAAAATGGTATTATACCTCATATACAAATACATGATGAAGTTGATATATCAGTTGAATCTTCAGATCA